AGATTTGCTGCCGGTATGGGATCATTATTAGATTGAAACGTTCTAAAAAAGAATGGAGCATATCCAGCGGCGCCATTTGCTTCAGTTTGTATAACACTAAATTGAACGCCATTCAATAAAAAAACTCCAGTAGAGTTGTTACCTTTTACATCTACTGATGTGCTGGTAGATAAACTTCCTAAACTAGTATTACCACTAACTGATAATGTGCCACCAGTACTTAAATTACCACCAGCAATATTTCCACTTGCGCTATATGAACTAGCTTCTACAGAACTTGCAAAACTTGCAGTACCATTAGCAAAAAAGTTATGAGTTTTTGATTGATTATTGATACCACCGTTAGTATCATTTACAGTAATTTGAAAGCCGATTGGTATGTTAGCACCGTTTGCAGTATAACTACTATCTACTCTGCCACGAATAAAACCAACACTGTTAGTTTGATAGTTAGCACCATTATGTGCAAAGTAGCTCAACGAGCCTATGTTATCACCTCCCTGTACACTTGTTGGACTAGTATTACTACCTCTAGCTCTAGCCCACGCAATACGATGTGCATCACTTAATGGATTACCAAAAGTATTAATACGCAACATATTAACTACTGAACTTGTTGGGAATGTGTTCATAAATCCACCATTCTCTAACATAACTAAATTTGCAGTATTGTTAACACTAAACGCTATCGTTCCATTTGCAATAGGAATAGAGATATTGCTTGTGCCATTAATTAAATTACCTGCGAAGTTTGCATAGTTGGCATTAGCACTTGCATTAGGAATAGCAACGAACGTACCATTACCAGTTAACACATTACTAACATTGCCATCTAAATTAATTGTAGCAATATTGCCTATACCACTAACGTTAGCTACTGCTACACTATTTGCAACTGCCGCATATGGTACTTGACCAGTTACGTTAGCACCTACAATGTTACTTAATCCACCACCGTCAGCAAATATAACATTAGCAAAACTAACATTGCCATTACTATAAAAGTTATGTGTTTTACCTTGATTGTTTATACCGCCATTTGTATCATTTACTGTTACTTGCCAACCTAATGGAATGTTAGCACTGTTTGCTGTATATGAGTTACCAACCTGACCACGAATAAATGCTAAACTATTTGTTTGTAATGCTGTACCATTAGAGCCAGCAGTTAGTATTTCCATTGTGTAATCACCGGGCTCAACACTTAATGGAGTTGTACTGTTGCCACGAAATCTAAAACTACTAATGCGTTGTGCGCCAGTATTACCACTACGACCATATGTTTCAATGCGTAGTGCATTCAATGGACCTTGTGCTGGTGGTCTTATTCCTAATGAACCTTCTGCACGAATATCAACAACATTAGCATTACCATTTGTGCTGATTAGTATGTTGCTACTTGCTGTAGGAATACTAATGTTGCTTGTTCCATTGATTAAGTTACCAGCAAAGTTAGCATAGTTAGCGTTTGCAATACTTGTAGATTCAGGAGCAAACACTCCATTGCCAAACAATACATTTGAACTAGAACCATCTAAATTGATATTTGCAATGTTACCAATGCCAACAACATTGGCCAATGCTACACTGTTTGCACTTGCGGCAATATTAGAATAACTTGCAAAGTTTGCATTAGCTACTTCACCACTTACATTAGCGCCAGCTACACTATTTGCTGTTGTTGCATATGTAGCAAGATTTGCTAGATTAGCATTACCAGCATCTAATGCAAATGTTGCGTTAGCTACTGTACCACTTACATTAGCACCTGCTACTGCATTGGCTGTAGTTGCGAATGTAGCTAAGTTAGCTGTATTTGCTTCTCCTGCATATGCACTATAATTTGCATTGGCAACAGTGCCAGTTATGTTACTAGCATTTACATTAAATGCCTCACCAGCAAAGTTAGCATAGTTAGCATTAGCTACGTTAGATATAATTGGAGTTGTTGCAAATACACCATTACCATATAATATATTACTTGCGTTACCATCTAAGTTTACTGTTGCAATGTTACCTATACCACTAACGTTAGCCACTGCTACTGAATTAGCACTGTTGGCTACTGTTGCACTATTAGCTGTATTTGCTAGGTTAGCATTACCTGCATCGTTTGCGTATGTCGCATTAGCTACTGCACCCGAAACATTACTGCCACTTACACTGAATGCAGTACCAGCAAAATTTGCATAGTTTGCATTTGCTACATTACTAACTGTTGGCAATGCGTAGAAACCACCATTACCATATAATACATTACTTGTGTTACCATCATAATTTGTAGTAGCAATGTTACCTATGCCACTTACGTTAGCAACTGCTACACTGTTTGCTGTATTAGCTAAATTGCTATTGCCAGCATCTAATGCGAATGTTGCGTTAGCTACTGTACCACTTACGTTGGCTCCTGCTACTGCATTTGCAGTTGTAGCGTATGTTGCAAGATTAGCTGTGTTAGCGGCATTGGAATATGCGGCATTTGCAACTTCACCACTTACATTTGATCCACTTACGCTAAAAGCTGTTCCAGCAAAGTTAGCAAAGTTTGCATTTGCTACATTAGATATAATTGGTGCGGCACTAAATGCGCCATTACCATAAAGAATGTTACTTGCGTTGCCATCTAAGTTTACAGTAGCAATGTTACCTATGCCACTTACATTAGCTACTGCAACACTGTTTGCTGTATTTGCTATATTTGCATTACCTGCGTTTGCCGCAAATGTTGCATTAGCTACTGCGCCAGATACATTACTTCCACTTACATTGAATGCGGTGCCTGCAAAGTTTGCGTAGTTAGCATTTGCACTTACTGTTGGAATAGCAACGAATGTGCCATTGCCTGTTAATAGATTTGCAACGTTGCCATCTAAATTGATACTTGCAATATTACCTGCGCCACTTACATTTGCAAGTGCTACGCTATTTGCAGTTGTTGCGTATGTTGATAGATTAGCTGTGTTTGCTTGACCACTATATGCTGAATAGTTTGCGTTAGCTACTGTGCCAGAAACATTAGCACCAGCAACCGCATTAGCAGTTGTGGCAAATGTTGCGAGATTGGCTGTATTGGCCGCATTCGCATATGTTGCGTTTGCTACTGCACCAGTTACATTAGATCCACTTACATTAAAAGCTTCACCAGCAAAGTTAGCAAAGTTTGCATTGTTAGCTACTAGATTACCAACTTGTAGATTACCGGTTACAATAACATTACCAAATGTTGCTGTACCAGTTGCACTCAATGTAGTTAGTGTCCCTAAACTTGTAATGTTAGGTTGATTGCTTGCTGTTACATTACCAGCATAGTTAGCAAAGTTAGCTGTAGGTACGTTGCTTACAGTACCAATAGCCGCACGACTAATCTGCACTTGTACATTAGCTGGTGGTGTTAATGCAACCTGTACGTTGCCTGTGTTTGTTACGATTACTTGATTAGCCATATTAGTAGTTGATTACCCCATCTGAATTTACCAAGAACAATAAGAATACTGCTTGGTCATATGCTGGTTGTGTTCCAACTGCGGGAAAACTTATCTTTATTCTACCTGTGAAACAAGCTGGTTCTGCGGCACTAATATCTAAATCTGGATCGCCTGCGATCAAGTCCCACGTATCATCATCAACAGTTAATGTAAAAGTACCTGCCGCATTAACTACATTTGATATAGGTAATACTATTGGAGTTGGTGCTACTCTATTCATACGCATTGTACCAGCTCCAGGCGACAGTGCAAACGTACCACCACCCTGTGTAGCACTTATTGTAAATGTAGTTTCAGTAACTATTGTACTTACATAATATGTTGTATTGATCGCAACACCACCAAATACACTTCCAACAAAACGAACGGGCTGGTCAACAAATAGATCGGCAGTTGTAGTACAAGTTAAAATGTCTGGACTAGAACTAGTTTGTGTAATAGTTGTAATGAGAGGAACTAATGGGTAGTCATAGATTTTAAAATCTATTCCAGTTCTGCTATCTTGGTAATCAGTGATTGCTCTACGAACGATTGTTGCGTTGATAGTAGCACCAGTTAAATCTACTGGTGTTGTGCCAGTTTGCCAACCACTGGTATAACTTGTAACTGTACTCCATTCGAAGTTCCAGAAATCTTTTTGATTGTATATTAGATTTTGTGCTAATACTTGTGCGTCAAAACCTGCCACTTGATTGAGTGTGGCTTGTGTGAATTTTGCCATTTGTTTTCCTCTGCTTGTCTCGCATTATGACGTAACTCTACTACCTCGCAGAGTTACGTGTACGTGATAATGTATTTATGCTTTACCAAGCCGCTGTTCTGAATGGTCTACCATAATACAATGGTCCATTAAATGGAGACGCTGAATATTTGTATGCAGTGCCTTGAGTTCCATTACTTATAACTTGATAATACATCAAATTACTAGTAAAAGGAATTACTTCTACACCTGTCCAATAAACTAATGTACCAAATCCCTGACCTATACTTGCGAACACTGCTTTATTTGTGTATGCGTCATTCCAATTAGCCAGTGTCCCACTATCCCATCCTGTGTAACCATTAATAGTAGAAGCAAAATAAGCATTTAATATATCAACCCCCTGTGCTGGTCCAGTTTGATTTGCTACAGGGCCTACAACTGTATAAGTAGAACCATTATCAGATAAGAAATATCCACCATTAAAATATTCGCCAATATTTGGTATTATTGTTAATGCATTACTTGCACCGCTTGATATGCTACTACCTACACTATTTACAGCACGTACTGTAAAAGTATATTCAATACCAGTAGTTAAGCCAGGTACAAGAATAGTTGTACCACTACCGCTAGCTGTAATTGAGCCTGGGCTACTAGTCACTACATAACTAGTTACTGTTGCCCCACCTGTATCTGCTGAAGGTGTAAATGTAACACTAGCAGTTGTTAAATTATAATTTGATGCGACAACAGATGTTGGTGGTAGTGGTACATTAGCCAAAACATTAATTGTATTATTACTAAATGCAATAGTTGAGCCAGTAGCATTGGTAGCAGTAACACTTGACCGAATAGGATTTCCAGCTTGTGTATATGGTATAGTATATGCATTACTAGTAGCAGAAACAATGTTTGCATTTGATGATTGCCACTGATAGCTATAATTAGTAATAGGAGCAGGAACTCCAGGATTCCAAGAACCATTGTTAGTAGTTAAAGTATTACGTACTTGTGGCGTACCTGATATCACAGGAGCTACTATATTAGTCGGTACGCTAGTAGATACAAAAATAACATCTAATCCACTTAAAGCTACGTTTGGGCCATATGCAAAATCCATTATGTAACCACTGCCTTAATAACAGCAAACTGTAATACTGGTGTTTGACTACCGCTAGTTGCCGCAGAATTATTTCTAATAGAAATAACTGCACTGCCATTACCAGCTGTTGCAGTAACATTATATAATCCTAGTGTACCACCACTAACGTGTTGTATTACTACTAAATCAGTAGCAGTAATATAAGAATTTGTTAAAGTAAACTGTACTTGTGTATTAGCTGCCAATGATGCAGTAGTTAATGTTATTTTTCCAGTTGGTTTATTTAAAGTTACACCAGTAGTTCTACTAGTTATTTGAGTAACAGTGCCACCAGCTCCTGTAGCATATCCTAACGTTGAAGTAGTTGTAATATTACCACTAGCAACTACATCAGTTAACGTACCTACACTTGTAATGTTTGGTTGTGCGTTAGTTGTTAACGTACCAATTAAATAATTAGCTGTTACACTGTTACCTAAAGTAGCGTCAGCAGAGGCATCGATAGTTACAGCAGATAAAAAGTTAATACCTGTAATATCAGCATACACACCCGGAGTAAATATTCCATTTGAATTAATTAAAGTATTACCAATATTTGCTGAACTAATCGACATTACATTAGATGTTTTGTTAAAAGTAAATCCAGCTGATCCACCAAATACACCTGCATCATTAAATTGAACCTGTGTATTTGCGCCACCTGGCGACCCATTTCCGCCACCGCCACCTGTTTGCGCTGTCCAATCTAAATTACCAGTACCATCTGTCTGTAATACATATCCATTAACTCCACCATCAATTTTTACATTGCTAGAAGATCCTAATGAAGTAATTCCATTAACAGTAAGTCCTACCAAAGTACCTAGTGAAGTAATATTTGATTGAGTTGCATTGGCAACTTTATTAGCTAATGCAACTGTACCAGAAACATTAGCACCGGCTACACTATTTGCAGTTGTAGCAAACGTTGCTAGACTTGCATTAGCAACAATACCAGAAACATTTGCACCAGCTACTGCATTTGCAGTATTTGCAATGGTAGCATTACCAGCAAAATTTGCATAGTTTGCGTAGATGGCTGTGTTTGCATTGGCTACTTGTCCCCAAGAAAGAATTCCATTACCATTAGTAATTAATGCATAGTTAGCCGCACCGCCAGTAATCTGTATGTTTGCAACTGATCCTAAACTTAGATTTCCATTAGCATAAGATGTGTTTGCAATTCCACCTAATACCTGTCCATTGTTGTATTGTAGTTGTCCACTAGAACCACCGGGCACGCCCACACCAGCGCCATAAACAGTTAACTGTATATCAGTAGGAGTTATTGTGATATCGTTAGGTTGAACAGTAAACTCAATACTGTTGTTGGCAACGATAAAATCTAAATTTATATCAGACATTATTGATACCTTACTATAATTCCAATTGGTTCTTTACTTACGTTTACTTTACTGCTTAATACATCTGTTCGTGTTACACTCATAGTAACAGTTACAATGTTTGTATTCGCTGAACTATTCGCTAAATTAATTGTTGGAGTAGGATTTGGACTTCCTGTACCACCAGTTAAGTTAGCAGGAATATAAAGATATCCCACACCAGTAGCGGCAGTTGTAAACACTGCTGTTAAGTTCGCACTGTATGTGTTAGCACCAGTACTGGGCTGTGGAGTATCTAATGTAAGATTACCAATGTTAATAGTAGTATCACTAGTATAATCTATTGTGTCAGCAACATAAAACTTAGCACTTGTGCCTAATGTCCATCCAGTACAATTGATAGCATTACCAACGCTATCTGTAAAAGCAAATGGGAATGTGTATGCTTCTCCTGTGTATATCTCTATACATTGCATCTCTGTGCCTGCGATTGTAATCGTCTTTGCGCCGTTAAGTAGTAAACTCATTTTCGTTTCCTTATATTCTATTTATTATCTTTTTATTTCTTGTACTTGCAAGAATATCTGTCCAGCAAGTATTGTATTGCCGTTCATATTACCTATAACTAGATAATATGTTGTCTCTTGTCCAGCAACATAACTTGTATCTACAATTGTACCACTGAATATTTGATTATTCAATATTTGCTGTTCTGCAGGAGGTCTGCTTACATTGGCAACATTAGGCCAGCTACCAAAGAATGTAACTCTTTCTAAATCATATGTTTCACTAGGACTTTGTTCATACGCTACTTTAAATGTATTAGCATTGTCGTTGCTATACAATATTATGCCCTGACCACCAATGCTCCAAGTATCCCATTGACCATTATAGTTTACAGTGTTTAACTGTCTAGTGTTTGTGTTAACATTACCGTTACCATAAACACCATATATAGATCCATAGCTTGCGCCGTTCGTGTATAACAAATTTCCTGTGTCGAATTGTACCCAACTACCAACGTTAGCCGCATTACTACTTACATAAATGTTGCCGCCATCACCTACTGCAACCCATTTACCATTGCCATATTTGACGCCATTAAAATCACAGCTTACACTATTGCCAAGATATACTTGATCCCAAGCATCGCCATCGTCACTACTATATTGTATCATACCATATTGACCAACAGCGACCCACTTACTTGTTGCAGGACTATTAGTAGTGTTATCACTTGCTACTGAATATAAATCGCTTAATAGTGGTCGTTGTGTATTACCCTCGATGTAGATTGATTTTGCAGTCCAGCTACTACTATAATCACTAGCACCTAATGTTCTTTCACTACGCAATACTGTACCTGTTTGTCCTACAATCACAGCAGTATATGTAGTGCCAGATACTGGGCCACTATAACTTGCATTCATATCTTTAATTAGATTTGGTACGTTCTCTTTACGCATAACACTTGTTGTGTTCTCATTAGGAGCAAAAACTGTAGGGCTATAAAAGATATCACCATTAGTACCTGTAAATATATAACCTGCATTAGCACTTGTGTATGGATATCCATTACCAGCAGTATGTGGCGTAAACTCCATACTTAAAAAATCATTTTGATAGCCAACAGTTATTGCGCTATTTGCTGATGTGCGATATCTTACAGCATCAGTGCCGTTGTTCTGATCCCATACGATAGGAGCAGGATTAGAACCTTGACGACTACCAAGACCACTGTTTACTGTACCCGAGTCAGGAGTCTGAAAAGGTCCTACACAACCACTTTGTACATATCTTGGATAACTTGAAAATGTAGTTGAAGCATAACTCATAGCACCAGTAATAGTCTTGCTTGTGCTATTACCATTGTATATTTGCCAAACATTTCCACCATCACCACTATACAAATCTGAGCCACCTGGCGAATATCCTAATGCGTGTAATTGTTGATTGCTTGCACTTGTTGCATTAGCAGTAATATCATATGCTTGTCGTATCGTATTAAAACCTCTATCAAATACACTACTTGCACCTGATTTCCATACCTCTACAAGATTGTAATCGTCCCAGTTTTGACTTGCGTTAGCAACATTGCCCGGATCTACATACATCTTTACACTATAACCAACTTGTATTCTACTACCTTCAGTGTACTCTGAGTTAGCACTACTTTGTGGGTCTGTACTTGGTATGATAGTTACACCACCAGCTGGTACAACGCATCGTGTATTGTTTGGCCACGTGCCAGTAATATTAGTAAATGGTATTGGTTTTACAATAGGATCACTTAATGTTGACCTACTTTGTGTTACAGCACCAATAACTAAATTCTCAAATGTAATTGTATTAGCCGCAATACTTGATGCAACAATACCACCGGCCGCTATTTGACCACTAGTTAATGTAAACGCTTGAACTTTACTAGCGTCAATTGAGTTAGCTTGAATTGTGTTAGCAGTTACAGCGTTTGCCGCTATCGTGCCTGCAGTAATTGCGTTTGCCGCAATTGTATTTGCTGTTACTGCATTAGCGGCTATTGAACCAGCAGTAATTGCATTAGCGGCAATCGTGCCGGCTGTTACTGCGTTAGCCGCAATAGTATTAGCAGTAATAGCATTTGCGGCAATAGTTCCAGCTGTAATAGCATTAGCCGCTATTGTGCCTGCTGTAATTGCGTTAGCGGCTATTGTGCCTGCTGTAATAGCATTTGCTTGAATTGTATTAGCAGAGATCGCATTAGCGGCAATAGATCCAAACACAACGCAACCATTAGCAAGTACGCCTACAGTAACAGCGCCATTAGCAAGAGTACCTGCTATAACTGCACCATTAGCAATCTTACCAACTGTAATTGCACCATTAGCAATTTGATTAGATGTAATGCCACCGCCAGTTAGTAATAGATTAGCACAAACAAACGGAGTTGTTGGAGCTGGATTAATAGTAAACGTAACATTGCTGTTAACATTAGATACTACTGTATTTGCGGCTACTGCTCCAACTCCACCAGTTACTGTTACTATTTGACCTATAACAACGTTTGCAGTATTTGGAGCTACTGTTATAAGATTGCCACTGCTACTTGCACAAATGAATTCTACATTACTATATGGAGTTATACTTGGTCCACCCCAAGCATATACATTAGAACTATTACTTTGTCTACCAGCAAACATATTTCTAGCAGTAGTTGACCAATAGTAATTACCTGCGCTTAAATCTGCAACGTTAATTGATAACGTTGTATTTGCAGGATATATTGTGCTATCGCCTCTAGATACAGTTGAATAACTAGTATGAGTTTCTACATTACTAGAAAAACCATAGTTAAAATCCATATACAGCGTAGAACCTACTGGTGGTACAGTACTAGTTACAGTAAAATAGTTAGTAGAACCAGGAGTAGCTGATCCATCTGCTACAATAGGTGTAGATGGTTGATCGAATATATTAGGATCGTTTAATCCAGTGTTATCTTCTGGCACATAATCTTGTATAGCTTGATCGTTGTATATCGTACCGTTATATTCAAAAGCAGTTATACTTGCACCTAGATTGCCATCTTCTTTTTTGATTTCAGAAACACTGCTTACACGAAATAGTTTATCCGCCCAACCATACTCTGCTAATGTAACACGTACAACATCTCCTGCTTCAATTTGTATACCACTGTAATCTAAATTACAGTTAATGATTAAATCTTCTCTACTTTGTAGCAATCTACGTACACCAAGATACACTGCCTGTACATAATTGTTAACAACTTGATATTGAATAGTCAATCTGTTATTTGGTTCATTAGGACTTAATAGTGTTGGTTCATACCAATCTGTTGTTGGATCAGTTAAATCAACTACTCTTACAACTGTTTGATCCTTAATTACACTGCTAGGAAATTGAACTTCGATGCTGTTATAAGTTTGATTTAAGTCAATAGGAGTTATATCAATGCCACCAATCAGTACACTGCTATCAACACTGTATAAACTTCCTAAACTGCCAGTATATGGCTTGTTAATAACAACTTTCCATTTACCAGTTAATTCACTGTACTGTATCCAACTATCACACGCATCAGCAAGCCCCTGTAAATTACTTAAACAGTTAGTACTTAAATCAATTGGTCCATTAATGCGATATCTTGCTTGTGTAGCACTACCACCAGTATCAGGTGTGTACGTAATTAATTCGTCACTGTAAGTGTTTAATGCAGTTAAACTAGCTGTATCAATTTGACTTAACGGAATAGAACAGCCATATCTTGTGTTTTGCATATAATCAAGCAATACGTCACCAGGCTTATCAAGTGTATTGATTATTTGTGTTTTTAATTCTCCTAATCGAACAACCTGTTTATCTGGATTGTAAATCAATTTTACAATAACAAATGCAGTATCAGTCATTGTATTTGTACTTGTCCATTGTCTAGCCAATGGTATATCAGGATCTTGTAAAATCTGTATAGCTGTTTGTGCGGTGTTGACTCCACTACTAGAACCATCGTTAAATTTATAGACATACATATTGCCAGCAATAGTAGTATCAACCTGCGGAGGATTTGCGTTATTAGTTAAACTAACAACTTTTGTTTGATCTACACCATCAAATGTAATCAATCTATTATCGATGTACATATCACCGAAACTAATCGTACCAGTATCTGTAGCTTCTGCACACGCCATTACATACCACATTGTTTTGTTATCTGTGCTAATAATAGCATCAACCATTACACTGCCATAATAACCAGAGCCATATAATAGAGGCACTTTGTTTATAGTACTAGGAGTTAACTGAAAACGAGCACTAGGGGCATCACCGCCTGCGGCTTTTGTTCCAGCTCTATTGCCTACTAATTTGCTTATACCAATAGCTAATACCGTTCTTGCTACCATAGCACCGATACTGCCGCTTGTTAGCCAAGCTCCAGCAACAGCTAATGAACCACCAAAGGTTACAAATGCGGCAGTAATTACTGCGGCCCATCCTAATGCTTTCTTAAACCATCCCATTATGGTTGCTCCTGTACGTATGCGTCTGTTGTTTGAGTAACTGACGTTGTTGAACTTGCTTGACTTGTTGTTGTTGTGCCTGTTAGTGGCTTACCACCAAAATCAAACCATTGATCCGCTAACGAATATATTTGGTCCATACTCGTATCTGTTGGATCGTATTCTTTCCAGCTAACTGGATTAGTTTTTCTACCAGATATGCGATTTTCTAGTACACTTTTATATGAACTTGCATTTAATACAACAGTAAAGTTATCATCACTTTCTTGCCTATCTTCTGTAATAGCATAGTTAGTTACAATACCAGTAAAGCGTTGTGCAGTGCTAGTCAATACATAATTATTAGCAACATTGCCATCACCACCATAAAATCCTCTAGTGATTTCTAATTTACTACCGCGAATTTTTGTATCTAATACAGTAGCTACATTTGTATATGTTGGTATGCCGCTAATGCTTACGCTAGTGTCTGCTGACGTAACACGCATATCACGCTGTTGTTGACCAACAGCCATTAAGCCGCCAAGCGGCGTATAAATTTGATTATTAATTGTTTGAAACTGATAAGCACTGCTAAAAGTATGAACTTCAACTTCATACGCTGTACCATTACCAGATCCAGTAGCATTAGCTAAAAATACAGTGCCCACAGTATTACTTGGTGCACCTATACTTGTCCAATTTGTAGTACCAGCAACTTTAATTTCATATGCCGTGTTAGCTACAATACTAGTAGCTACTACAGGAGTAATATCATCGTATATAGTTAATCTTACAAACTCTGCATTGTTTACTAATGGTTTATTATTGGCAACTGCTGAAATATTTTCCATTACGCGGCTCCAACAAATTCGTATAACTGAAAGCTATCAGACCATTCTAATATTGCGTTGTTAGTAGTTGTTGTACCACTACCGGCGTAGCCGCCTGGTATCAACTTGTACGTAGGCATATTAGGGCAAAACATATTGAACTGGCAATTGTTACCAACAATAATACCTTGCCCGCCTACACCAGCTGTAATAATATTTGGTCTGCTAGTTGTTACTGTTACAGTTCCTCCACTACCACGCAATACTTGTGTCGTACTTGTATATGGATAAGGATTAACACCACTAGATCCAATCTGAATTAAATCATTTGGTTCAAACAATACTGTACCTGAGCCAACTGCAGGCAAACCATTTAGCACTAATTGATTTCCTATAAAAGATGATACAGTCAGTCCATTTAATTGAGTTTGATTTAACGCACCTTGATATTTATATATCCAGCTTAACTGAGGAACGTTACTAAATGTGATTACTTCTGGTGTAATTCGATCTAATGTATCTAATGCTTCCATCAAACTGCGCCATTCATAATATCTTAAACTAGTTGGCATATCTAATGTAAATTTCCAGGGATTCTTAGTTGGTGTTTGACTTACACGTGGTATTTCGTTTCGTGTAAACTGTATGCCAACAACTTTGCGGCGATCTATTGCTAGACCGTTGCACTTGTTAATAATTGTTTGTAATCCGGCCATTTCTTATCTTACTCCGTATGATACTTCTTTTCTTGCAAGCTCTACTGTTCCAAATAGTGCTTTACGATTTTCTGCAAACAATTGTGCAACTGATTTAGCATCCATTGCGCTTATATTGTTTGTAATATATGTATTACCGCCACCACCCGATCCGCCACCGCCGCCATTAGGTACGATTGTTCCTGCTGTCTTGGGTACGAACAGCTCAGGTCCGTTCTCGCCAACAATGCTTGCTTTACCTACTGGAGGCTGACCACCACCTGCAAAGAAGCCACCGAAGAAGCTTCCAATCGTACTCAATATACCACCAGCACCACCAGCACCTTTAAAGGCTGACATTGCCATTGCCGCTTGTGTTCTTAATTCAATCTTTAATAAATCTTTGATAACACTTGTAGCAAAATCACCAAAGCTCATTTTACCTGTATCGACAAACTTGTCGATTGCACTGTTCATACCCTGTGTAACTACAGCAAACTGTTCACCAGCAATTTTATATGCATTGGTTGCATTATCTAAGTAACTATCAAATGCATCTTGCCATCCTGTAGCCCAATCACGACTTTGCAATGCATCAACTTGTTTAACTTTGCGTAATGCTTCGCTCTTAGCATACATTATTTCTAATTCACTATTCATCTGCTGTATGTTTCTAAAACCATCTTCTGTTTCAAACACAGACATAATTTTACCCGCGGCTTGCGCTTGGAATTCATCAATTGCTTTATTTACATCGTTCAACATTTGCTGGGCAGGAGATTGGCCGCGTTGTGCGTTTTTATAACCAATATCTTGCATCTGTCTAGCGATATCGCCGTGAATGCCACTAGTTGTGCCGGCAAGTTCTTGTTGAAGTTGCATTTGTTGCGTAATCAACTCAAGCGTATTAGCTCGGTCTTTTTCAATCATTCTTGCTGATTGTGCTTTTTCAATGTAACTAACAACTAAGCCTTGTTGCACACCATACTCTTTGTTGACTGCTTCAATCTGTGCTGTAATTTCTTTAGCTAGTCCAAGCTTCTTTTCATCCGGTGTTAAGTTTGCTAGTTTATCTTGCAATTGTGTTATTGCGGCAACACGCTTTTCTTCTAATTCGTATATGCCTTGAATTACTTCACGTTGATCTTCAGATAGTCCTACTAAACTTGCTTCAAGTGCTAATTTTATATTAGTCTGTTTATTTTGTTCTTTAAAGTTCTCTGTAATCTGTTGTACATCTGAAATTTGTTTAGCTATACCACTAGGAACGTCTTTGCCGCCGGGCATTTTTGGCGCAGGATATCGCTTTTTAAGTCTATCTGTTTCATCGCCTGTATCTGGGCCTTTATACGCTTCCGGAGCAAAACCTGCTAACGCCTTTAATTTATTGTATGCAGAACTTACAGCGCCTATAAATTCATCAATAATATCAACTTTGAAGACCGACAATATAATTAATCTAAGTGCTTCAAACGCACCATATATGATACCTATAGGGCCTAATAATTTAGGTAAGAACTTAGTAGCAAAAAGCGCAATAGTAACGCCAACTTGTTTAAGAATAAACAATGCACCTTGCAACTTAGAAGTTAATAATACAATTCTGCCAGCGAGCGTTCCACCGGCAGTGCCTAATAAAACTACTGCACTGCCTACCTTAGTAAACACCGGCAAAGCTTGTTTTACTACGTGATAGAATGCCATAAATCTAAATGTTTGTGTAGCTGTTGCCGCAGCCAGTGTTGCAAATGCGCCACCCACTGCTAATGCTAATGCTCCTAACATTTGTAGACCTTTAGCCGCAACAGCAATACTACCTAGTGCAACACTCATTTCTACAATAGCTTTAACTATCTTATCTATTTGTTCTGGCTCTAACTTATTAACAAAGTTTGCTAATGGCTCAATTGTTTTTAATATGCTTTGCTGTAAAGTTTTAAAAGCCATATCTAATTTGTTTTGTAAATCAGCGGCAGCTTTGACGCTACTTGCATATGCTTCGCTTTCTTTTGTAGCTTGTGCAAACTGCGAACTTACACCTGTTAAACTGGTGGTACGTAAACTTTTACCAAACAATTCTGTTTTTAATCTTGCTTGTTCGCTAAGGTCGCCAACTTTACCAATGCCATCAATTGTTTTTACAAATAAATCTTCAGAGCTTAGTGTTCTTAAATCATTTAATGATACACCAATACTAGCAAATGCGGCTTGCGCTCCTACTGCGCCATCACCTGCTTTACCAATAGTTTCATTAAATTTTAGTAATGCTGTATTAGCATCATCTGCTGTACCACCATTTAATGATACTGCTCTACTAAAACCAAGAATTTTATCAACTGCAATGCCAGTAGCATCACTTACATCTTGTATAGCGTCTGCAAACTGTATTGTTTTAGTTATAAGACCAGTTAGTGCTATTCCTGCAATTGCAGTTTTTAATTTAGCAAAGCTATCATTGACGGCTTTAACTTGTGTTTCAACTTTCTTTAAAGAAGTAACTGCACCACTAGAATTGACCGTGATTGTATAACTTAAATCTGCCATTTTATTTCTTTCTTAATATCTCTGTCATACGCTTTTCTACGAACTGTTCTGTAGGCTTAGTCATACCATCAGGCGCTTGTTTACTAAAGCCCTCATCTAATTTCTGTGCATAGTTATAACCAGCAACAATTTTGTTACCACTTAGTCTAGTTTTTCTTCTAGCATTGCCGCTACGTATAGGCGTGCCTTTTACGAATTCAGTAAAAGCTTCTTTAGGCAAATTACTAATTTGCTTATTGATGCGTTTCAAACTAGCGGTGATATCGTCTTTTATTGTTACAGACATTACTGATCCTTATTCTTATTAAACATAGTCAATAATTCATCTGTAGTATACTCAGGAGTAGGATCCATACCATTGTTCATCTGTTTCTTGTGATGATAGTTTTCAAATGTCATAGCCATATCCATAATATACAAATCAAATGTATTACTTTTATTCAATACTTCACTAGGTAGCATACCATAACGCTTACCTAATCCATCTATAGTCAGTATGAGAGCCATCTTTTCAGACTTAGGATCAATACTGTCTTGAGTTACTTTCCCAGTAGCTCAGTCACCTTACCAATAGCCTTCATTAAAACGTGTGTAGGTAGCATAGCATCGTCTTTTAATATTTCTTTACCCTTATCATCAAGGATCAGTGTTCGAACAATACCAATAATACCTGCTGTATCATTACCACTTGCGTTTGCTAACTTCATAAACACGTCCATAGGTTGACGATCCCAAGTCCAGAATTCGATTGGTTCACCGAATTCTTTGATGGTATCTTCATCATCGATATGAATGTCTATTAGTTGGGGTTTTGCTGTAAGCTGTGAGAGTTTCATTTGTTATATCCTTTAAATTATTGTAATGTATTTATTCGTTTTCATTTAGTTGTTCTAATAGTTGATTTAGAAGTGCTAATCTGAATGCTTGTTTTGCTTTTAGTTGTTTGATTGTTGCCATCATATTGTCTAACATAGGCATCATCTTTGCTTCATCTGCAATAAGACTACGCAATTTTTCTTCATTTGTTTTATACCATACTTGTTCTTGTTGTGTCATTTGTTTGCTTTCAATAAAAAAGGAACACTGTTTAAAGTGTTCCTTGTTTTACTCAATCATTAGATTAAGGGTTAGCTGCCGCAACCATCGAACCATTAACAGCTAGTGTCATTGGTGTCACCCATACAGGTGCATCAGGACTTACTGTTGGTGCTAATGAACTGATGTAGCCTTGACCAGCGTAGTAGTAAGCATTTGCTGTTGCATTGCCACCATTCATAACTAGTTTAAACTGCACTTGAACTTTGTTATTTGATAATCCTGCAACGCCATATTCAGTGGCCGTAGCAGGAGATACTGGATCTGTACCGAAATACACAGTACCATCAATAACCATATTCACAGAAATTTCATTATCTGCTGGTGTCGTTAGTTTTTGCATATCACCAGAACAGAAATCAATGTATGAATAGATACCTGTACTGTTAGTGATAGTAACGTCTTGTAAGCAAGTTACACTTAATGTATTTGCTATGTTACCCCAGTTAGCACTGTTGCTAATAAGGTCTGTACTTACCAATAGTGTTGGTTGAGTACCTGTTGTGTTTACCGTAATTCTTGCCATTATAGTCTCCTTGTATGTTGGCGTTATGTATTAAATTCCATTCGTAGCATTCTGAATGTCCAGGTATGCTTCTCTGCTTGTGTTGGTCCATACGTTCGAACCTGTTCAAAATCTCTTTCAAAGTATCCATCCATTAGTTGTACGCCATCATCTTTGATAGCTGTAACTAAATTGCCAATAATAGCATTAACTGCTGTATTGTATGGATCGTCTTGATAAGAAATATATGTTATATTAAATTCATCGTATGCGTGATATATTGCACCACAGTATTGTATTCCAAGTTGATGAGGATTTCTACTGACTAAATGTACGTCACTTATGTAGATACCATATCGTACAACTTCACTATCACTAGGGAAGTCATCAAATATAGGTATGTTCCACGATGTAGGTATATCACGCCTTGTGACAGCAATAATTTGTGATTGCTTTACATAAGGTTCGTTCAATACACTATAAGTAACTTCAGCCATTAGAAATATCTCCTATCTCCATTGAAGTAATCAACGTCTGCTGTCCAATTTTCTTCAAGCTTTGTCGTTGGGCCTTGAGGATTATCCATATATAAATCATAGAAATTCATCAACTGCAACGCTTTTGTCCATTCATCTTCACATCGCTTTTTAGCGAATTCATAATTCTGAACATCAACCTCATTCATATTAGACACATCGGTTACTAAACTTTCATAGAAAACTAGTATTGCACCGAATGTGTCTAAGCGAATTAATGTTTGGTCACTCTTAATGAGTAGACTTGGATTGAAACTTGAAATCAACTGACCGTCTGGCAGATTAGCATAATAGTAAGCACCCAACACTGTGTCGCAGTATTTCTGCCACCATCCGAACTCTAACTTATAAAGCCACTCTTGTGAACCGACCTTAAAGTATGGAGCCCAATCAACATTAAGCGCACTAGCTCTACGCTCCGCTGCCGGATCGTAGAACATAATGTCCTCTACTGTTGCATTTGATATTCGTTGATATGGTACTGACATATTATATTATTCCTAGACTTAATTCAAATTAGTTTTGAAGGATGTTAATAGCTCCGCCTCTACGCAAGTCACCAACGCCAGAACCGAAGTATCCAACACCAGTTAACCAAATCTGCAAGCCACCTGGGATTTCACCAGTTTTAAGTTGCAAGCCTTCTTTCATTACTGTAAAGATTGCGCTATCGCCCATATAAGCACCAACTAGTACTGGCAATGAAGCTTGACCTACAACAGTACGTGAAGCACTTTGTAAGAATGTAGTGAACATAATCATACAGCCATATACTGATTCAATACGACCTGTTGTTAGTAATTCATTACCAAGAGCAGATAGGTTAGAACCACCACTTTGTGATACTGCACCGCCAGTTAGTTCAGCTAACAAACGATTCAAACTAGAACCAACTTGATTACCAGTGTAACCTGCTTGTGTTTGTGCATCACCATTGCTATCCATAACGATAACTGGTGTACCAGGCATACGAGCTACTTTAAAGTTCTGCTTGATTAAACGAACAGTATCTAAAATAGTATTTGATGTGAAACCATCAGTCCAAGTACCACTAGTGTTAGTAGCACCGATAATTTCCATAGCACCTAATTGCAAGACACGATCAAAACCGTCAGCACTTGTTGCGTAGTATGTATTACCAGGAGTTGCTTTGAATGATAAGAACGCCGCTGTAACACGTTGGTCTACCTTCTCAGCGAAACTCTCGCCAAGTTCAGCACCTAATGTAGCTGCCAATGTGAAGGACGTGGTCCAACCATAAAAAATATCAAACGCTGTTTGTGCAACTGCAGGAGTTGCTGTAATTGTACCTTGACCTAATGCAGGATTCTGTACAACTGCGTTACCAACGTTACTGAATGTACCGCCAGCATTGCTAGAAGGATTATAGTCCTGATATGTGATTGGTGCAAAGTTAGGTACTAAGAATGTTTGACCCTGTGTAGGTGCAACAACGTTAGTAAAGTTAACTAGACCGTTAGATTCGTGCATAGCACGTAATGCGAAATTTGAAATCGCTGTTGTAAAACCATCGCCCTCATTATTTGGGCCGCCTAATGTATATGCCATTATATTTTCCTTAAATTAAATTTTGTTGGCTTCAGAGCACCTTACGACTTGAACTAGATACTGTTGCTGATACGCCTAGACCTTTTAAGCCTACACCTTTACCTAGTCCATTCTTGTTAGCCCACGCATTGAATGCGGCAGGATCACGTGAATAGTCTGGTATAGTTTCTTCTAGTGCACCAGTAAAACTACCTTGTCCAGGTCTTAAACCAGATCCAGAATTGGAATTGCTCTGTCTCAATAGCTTAGGATTACCCTGAGCTACTTCTTGTACCAATCCCTGGATTGTAAGTGGCATACCATCGCTACCATAACGTTCTTGACCTTTTTGATTGACGATAGCATAAGTGCCATCATCGTTCCATTGAATATTGTTCTTAACTTTATTCAATGCATAATCAATCAAATCAGTATCAAACTTGTCACCCATTGCCCGCTGAATATCGCTATCAAGTTCCTTCTCACGCAATGCTTGCTCTTTACGTGCAAGATTTTGTGATAGTTCATTAAAGCGTTCGTGCAGGTCGTTAGTTGTTACACGTCCGGACGTTTGTTGTACTTTAGGCTGTTCCACTGGCTGTACGTTGCCACCGAGTTGTTGAGCAGATGTTCTAGCAACATAAGCAAGAGCATCTTCTACACTAGTAAAGTTTGTGCCACTAGCATTGCTAAGTGCAGTCAATAAACTTTGTGTAGTACTCTTACGAATAGCACCAGGATTTACCTGTTCTGTACCACCTTCTTGTGTTTCCACTGACTGGTTAGTATTAGTCTGGCTGTCGTTGCCAACGAAAGATTGTTGATCCATTTAATTTTTTCCTTGATTGTTCGTAATCACCGAGTTTGTATTGTATTTATTACAATTAGTTTTTAGGTAGTATTATCTACCTGCTGTACCACCTAGCAATAGCGCAGGTGCTACTTGATTTGGATAGTAGGTTAACCCTACGTCTGTTACTGGAGTACCCGCACCACCTAATATACTTGTGTTATCTGGTACTCCATTTTCATCATCGTATTCAGCTTGTTCTTTACCATCACCTTCTTCGCCGTATTCTTCGTGCGTAGGTATCATACTAGGTTCTAAATCTCTGCTCAGTACTTGGTCATTGTTTTCTTGCATCAATGCTTTTAACTGACCATCTTGAATAGTATTGATGAACACTTGCTCGTATTCTGGTATGTCTTCAGCAGGTGATAATAATGCAATAATTTCTTTTGTAATCAATGATTTAACTATCTCATTATCACCAGCTAACTCATTAGCAGATTTAATCAATGCCATACGATAGTTAGTGTCGTGTGCTTCATAGTCAGTGTTGTAGTGTACTTCTCCAGCCCAACGTTGATCCATAAAACGTGCCGCATAAGTGTAAATCATTTCTTCTGTAACTTCCATCAGTCTAGCTTTACTCTTTGCTAATCTGTGTAATTGTTTACGTTCTTCGATGATAGCAACACCACTTGCTATTTGGTTCTTACTTGTACGTAAGCCACCTAATCCAGTCAGTGCTTCTATCTGTTCTAGTATGTTATCTTGTGTTCTAATGATTGCGTCTACGTCACCAGTATCAATAGCTATAGCTTCGATCTGTCCTTCGTTAGCACGAACAATAGCACCTGCGTGTACTGGAACACTAATGCCTTTATCTGCACGAATGATCGTGTGAGCAAATTGCAATGCTGTATACTTCTCGCATTCTAGTTTATAATATTCTTTTTGTGCGTCACTTGCACTATCGATATCACTTACGCCACATTCCATAGTTCTAGGGTCTCTGCGACCATATGCTATGAATACTGGTAAGCTCATACCAGGTGGATACATACCTTCGCCTATGCGTTCTGCTGGTTGATTTTCTTTACCAGGCCCTTTTTCTACTTTGTAGCTATGCCAATAGCTTGGAGTTACTGCATCACCTAAATAATAGCATTTGATATAGTAACAATCTTCTTCTTCCATCTCTTTGATTTTAACATATTTGAGCAGTGGTCGACCACCGTAGTAGTCAAACTCCCAGTCCCATACATCCAATGGGCTAATGGCACACACATATGGTCTACCAAGATTCCCTTCTGTTGCTTGGGGCATATCGACTGCGACCCAACAGTGCCCAAATATACTTGTTAAATCTCCTACACCTTCCATAAAGCCATTCATACTACGATTAGTTAGATCGGCATCTAATTGAAACAAATCGATCCATTCGTTATTCTCAGGAGCAATGTGTTTACCTTGTGGTGTACAGAATTGTAAATTGCGTTTGATGCCTGGCTCAAACAATACATCATTGATAGTGTCAACAATGTAACGACAGATAGGCTGTGCTACTGTGTTAGCTACTAAATCAAGATAGAGTGTACTATCTTCACTAGGTCTTTTCTTGCGAACAGCTTGCTTGAAAGTAATGCCGCCAAGATATGCGTACTGATATGATAACATCTGCAAATAGATATTATCATACACTGGATTGCGTTTTAGTAAATCACGATTATTGTGCATTGTTGTGTCTCTTTATATTGCCTAGGGCGAAATGGTGCATAATGTATTTATGCTTAAGGTTTAAGCTTACACTTATCTCCGTGAAATCTAGCGTAAACATTGTTTGGTATTGATCGATTGCAGTACTTGCATAATGTTGTAGGTTGTTTTTTACCTAACATACCACCATTGCCAAGATAGCTACCGAATGGATTCGATCTACCTTTGTTCATCATATCTCTTGTGTTTTGTTTATGAGTTCCCACGCTTAAATGACTAGGATTACAACAGATTGGGTTATCACAGCTATGCATTACGCATAGACCGTGTGGTATAGGGCCTTTATGTTCTTCATAACTTACACGATGACTTGTACGCATCTTTTTGCCGTCACGTATCATACCATAACCAATGTTGTTCTTACCACCTTGAAACTCCCAACAGTCAGTAATTTCATTGACTATAACTTTATCTAATAGTCGTTCTAATAGTGTGCCACTATCGCCTTGATATCTTCCCATAATTAATTCCACACCTGATAATCTTCTACTACATCACCATTCATAATCTCTTCCCAGCTCGGTCCACCTGGATATAGTGGACTCTCAGGCATATGCTCTAAGCCGGGTTTATTCTGTCTTGCAAAACGTTGATCCATACCTACAAATTCATTGATTGGTAAGCTGTCGTGTTGTATTGGGAACAGATGATGTATGCCATAACGTATGCAGTCACCTAATCCGTCTATGTGTGCGTATCTACTTTCACTGTACTTGACTAACTTTTTACGACTACCATCTTCGAAATGGTATGTTTGCAATGCTTCTAATAAAAACTTATCATCAGGTTGCACGACTAAGCCACCACGATTGATAAAGCCATTACTTGTGTTATCTGTATCTGTAATTAATGGATTACTCTTACGTGTATTCACAATTGTAAAGCCATACTTCTCTAAGATGATACGATCTGTTACGCCAAAGGGACTTGTTGTATCACGATTAACTTGTGTGCCACTCATATCGATAATGCTGTTGATTCTGCGTTTAGGAAAGTCCTGTCTAATCGCATCAGCAATACCTTCTGTACTGCAATCAGGTATCGCATAACTTTTTAATATCTCTATTGTGCCTTCTTTGTGCCCACTCTTTTTAACTTGTGCTACAGTAGCGCACATAACACGTTTGTTAAAGTCGTGGAATGTATATAAATCGCCACCAAAGTCTTTGACTTCACGTGTATATTTGTGTCTGTCCCAAGTGTAGAAGAACGCATCACTAACACTTTCCCACTGACACATATAATCTTGATTAAACTTTAATGGACTGATGATACGTTTCTGCTCATCAATAAAGTTTTTATTACCACTACGCATCTGCAAGTAATTGTAATGACGAACAACATACTTCTCATCATTCTCTAATGCTAACGTGAACAGATCGTGCAGTGGACCTGTACCATTAGGCGTACTAATCACAATCAATCTACCTTGCGTATCAGCTTGACCAACACGTGGGCGCAGTCGATTAGTAATTTCTTGTAATGTATCTTGCGTGTACAATGCGGCTTCGTCAGCGACCCATACGCCTACGTTAAGACCTCGTAAGTTCTCACGTTGTTCTGCACTTTTACAGCGAATGAATATGCCATTAGGAAACTTAATTGTAAGCTCACTATTATTAATATCTTTACCATCACTTAATCCAAAATGATTTATGCAACTATGCTTGAGAGGTTCCCAAATCAGTGACTTAATCATTGCGCCTGTTGGAGCACTATAGATTATATCTTTACCTTTATGGTATCTCGCATCACTAGCAAATAGTGGTAGGGCGATACTGGCAAGAAATGTCTTACCGCTACCCACTGGAACAATATCCACACAATGTTTGTCAGTACTGAGCCAATCATTTAGTATTGTCGATTGCTCGCCATATAGTGGTATCTCAATGTTATTCATTCACTGTGTAACTGATTGGAATCTCTTTCCAATCACTTAGTTCTTTTGTTGGAAACACAAAGTTATTGTTCATTGACTGACCTAATGTAGTCACATCAATCTCTTGCTTATCTGCAACAACCTTGTTCAATATCATACTCTGATACTTCTGTAACAAATGCTTATCATCGCCCATACGTGCATTGTGATAATCTTCTGCAAAGCCTTCAGCGAATGGTTTATCTTTATCTTCAATGGCGGCAAGAATAGTTTGCGCTGACAACTTTTGTGTCACGCCTTTCTTTCTGCCTGCACCTGGTCGTGCACCGCCTACTTTCTTTTTAACTATTTCAGTCATCTAATAATCCTTCACTGCGTAATATGTTTCTAGCCCAAGTAAGTCCTGGTGGACCTCCCCATAACAGATATGCTTGTGTACCTGCTGTGTTCTCTCCAGGCTTGTAATACACTTCTGCACGACTTAAAAAACTATAGGTACGTTTTACTGTATCTAAACTAACTTCTCGTCTGTTTGCAAATTGACTTGCACGATTTAATCCTACTGCTGTGCCGCCACGATTGCTAGGACTAACTTTCTGTCGCATCTCTAATCCACGCTTTGCATTAGCTGCCATTGCTTCTGTTGCTCTATAACCCATTTAATCTCTCCTTAATAAGTTTAGCTACCTCATTGTGCCTATGAAATTTAGGCATCTTATTATTAATTTCTTGTAGCTCTAACACTTCTTGTAATGTGCCTTTCGTTACTATATTTTCAATGGTACGAAAACGACTATCGCAGTAGCAATAGCCTATAAATTCTCTGGGACTCATTCGCCTAAACGTTTAACAAATTCTTCTTCTAACATAATCTGTTTACTGTGGCCTTCAGCATTGTCTTTGAGTGTCTTACGTAAGTCTCTAACGATATCTTCGTGGTCGTTACGAATCATATGTAGATATGTTCTTACAATGCCTGGATTGTTTAATCGTTCACGTATTGTTAACATCTTTTTTCTTCCTTACACGTTTAGGTTTTACTTCGACAGATGGTGGTGTCATAGGCAATAATACTTCATTGCCAGGTAATTGATTACTCTTACGCAATCTTAACCATATTGATTTATACCAAGGCATCATATATAAACTTTCTCGTAATCTTCTACGTTATCTGTCTCATCTAGGCCATCATAAAACTTGCCATCACGTTTGTCTTTGTACTTTAATGCACCAAACACTGATAGGAACTTTTGATTCTTCTTGCCCCACTGTTGCGTTAGTTCTAAGAACCTATCACGACCTAGCATTATCTGCAATTGTGTTTTGCAATCTTCTGGACTTGGATTGATATCGTTCTTTGTATCTTGCAGTGTAAACATAAAGCTTATGCATTGGTCAATCTCATACTCATTCATAAATGGCGACAGTTCTGTGACCATCTTATCGAAGTTCTTTATGTGCCCAACGTAAAAGGGCTTGTCGATAATGCCTTTAAACTCGCTCAATGTAATGCTCCTTTAGTGATGCTATCGATTACTTGGCCAGTGTCTATGTTTACTTGACCCTTAAGCTCAGTGGTAAGACCCTGTTTATATTCTTTGAGGTATTGTTCTTGTTGCAATGCGCCTAAGAACTGATGTATAGTTCGTAAGCCCAATATTTTCATCTCAAAGATTTGTTTGTTGTCGTCACTTAAGTCATCAACGTTCATATTCATCATTGCTTCTATCGACACCTCAATGTCTTTAACCAATGGGTCTACAGTGACTACTAATTGTTCGTCATCGTCTCGGTATAATTTGTATGTGTATTCAATCATTTGTTTGTTTCTTCTTAATTGTATTTAGTTCTTTGCAGTTGTTTTGATGCTTTAGTATAGTACTTGCAAACTTAAGGGTAGTGCCACAGTTTCGGCACTTCCAAGTTGCAAACTGCCACTCATTTAATTTTTTATCAAACTTAATGATGACACTAACTTTAATATCCTTAGGAAATTTATTATGCTGAAGATATAGTTGACGAGGATTGTATTTCATCAACTATATATCGTTCAGCCATTTCTAGTTCTTTACGTCTATACCAACTCTTACGCATATTGTCTTTATGCTCTTGACTCTTTGGTACGCCTAACTTTGCAAGACGCATCTTTTGTTTTTGCTCTGGAGTTTTTGGCACACCAGTACAAGCTCTACGTATACCTTCAGCAACGTTAGCTAACGCCTGTGGTTCGAATGGACCTGTACCACGAATCCATTCTGTAAAGCCTTCGTCAGCATTGGGAACAGTTTCGTTAAGCTCAAAGCGTTTAATGTATTTGACATTGTTTTGGTCGTAACGGTGATATCTCATATAACTTTTCGTTTTCATATATGTATTTAATTTTCTATAATGTATTTGAATTTTTTTGTTTGTTTTTCAGTCTATAATGTATTTAGATGTGAATGATGTGAACTATGTGAATCGTAATTTCAATCCT